GGCTAGAGAATAAGGCGGATAAGTGATTGGACCCCTTTACGCTTATCGCCTCGGCGACAGCCATCTACAATGGGATTAAAGGGGCCGTCGATAGTGGACACGAAATGCTGGACGTCGCCGACCGCGTCGGAACGCTCTTCGGTCGCATCGCCCAGATCACGCAACTCACCAGCGGCAAGCGCAAGAAAAAGCTCTTCCAGAGCCAAGCTGAGTTCGAGGCCGAGGCGATCAAGCTGTACACGCTGAAGCAGAAGGCGCAGCAAATCCAGCTCGAGACGCGGAACCTGTTCGTTGGAGCCTACGGGATCGCTGCGTGGACGAGTATCCAGAAAGAGGTGACTGAGATGCGGAAGCAGGCGGCACGCGAGGCCGCTGCCGCGCAGCTCGAAGCTGAAGAGAACCGCAAAGACTTGATCATGGGCGCGTGGCTCATCGGTGCCGTCATATTATTCGCCGTCGCAGTCGGGATTGCGATGGTGGTGTTCACACACAAATGAAGTACCTTGTCATAGCCATGATGATAGTCTTAACCGGGTGCGAGGACCGCTACCGATACCCGTGCCAAGACCCCAAGAACTGGGACGCACCAGAGTGTAACCCGCCCATCTGCACAGCATCTGGAACTTGCTCAGCAGACACCCTGAAACAAAACCCCTGCGGAGCCGTAGCGAGATGAGGATCAAGGAAGACGAACTCCACGCCCTTCTCCAGTTTATCATCGGGATAAGTCTGTGCCTGACGCTGACGGGTACTGTGTTCGCCGTGCTGTACAGCCTGATCTTCGTCGTGCAGCCGATTGACGGGCAGGCTCCAAACGATCAGGAGTTCTTCAAGCTGATCGCACCTATCGCAACATTCTTAACAGGCACTTTGTCGGGCATCATGCTTGGCAGCAAATCTACCGGAGACAAAAATGGACCTACTTAAACAATTCGGGCCGCTACTATCCTCGGTAGCCCCTAGTATCGCTACGGCTCTAGGAGGCCCACTAGCTGGCCTTGCTGTCAAATCCCTATCTAAGGCACTGCTGGGTGCTGAAGACTTCTCAGAGGAAGCCGTGATGGATGCTATGGCTACTGCCTCTCCAGAGCAGTTGGCTGCCGTGAAGAAGATTGATGCTGACTTCAAAGTGCAGATGAAGTCTCTCGATATTGATCTGGAGCGCATTGCTGTCGATGATCGCAAGTCGGCTCGCACGATGCAGACGGAAACGAAGGACATCCTGCCACGACTGCTGGCGATCAGCGTGACGCTGGGCTATTTCGGCATCATTGCCTACGTCTTGGTCAGCGGACTGCCAATGAACGGCTCGGAAGTGTTGCTCATGCTACTCGGTACTCTATCAGCCGGGTGGACAGGCGTCATGGCGTTTTACTTTGGCTCATCATCTGGCTCCCAGAAAAAGGATGCCATGATCCACAACTCAATACCGAGGGACGAGAAATGATTGCGAATTGGGAGAAGGCGTTCGCCGCAGTGCTAAAGCATGAGGGGGGATGGTCCATGCACCCCAAAGACCCCGGAGGGATGACGAACCTCGGCGTCACGAAGAAGGCATGGGAAGCCTACATCGAGAAGCCGGTCGGCGAGGCCGAGATGCGTGCTCTGACACCGGAGATCGTAAAGCCGTTCTACAAGCGGCAGTACTGGGACAAGATCAAGGGCGACGATCTGCCTGACGGCGTCGACTACGCCGTATACGATCTCGCGGTTAACTCAGGCGTCGGACGTGCGTCCAAGATGTTGCAGGAGGCCGTCGGCGCGACCGCTGACGGCATGATCGGCAAGGGTACGCTCGCAGCCGTGGCCCAGCACCCGCCAGACCACGTCGTCAAGCTAATCTCAAACGCACGCCTCGACTTCCTCCAGCGCCTATCGACGTTCGATACGTTCGGCAAGGGTTGGACCAGACGCGTAAATGAGGTACAAGTAGCGGCATCAGAACTCGCTCGATCAGGGGTTGCATAATGCCGCTTGTCCCGATACCCGTCCCGCCCGGAGTAATCAAGCCAGCGACACCGTTGCAGGCCAAGGGACGCTATTGGGATTCCAACCTCGTCAGGTGGCAGAGCAACAAGTTGCTGCCGGTCGGCGGTTGGCAGAGGCTCAACTCGACGCCACTCGATAGCGCCGTCCGCACAATCTTCCCGTGGACGCTGAATAATGGCGTAAAGTTGGCGGCACTGGGCTGCGATGGTGACCTGTACGTTCAGGAGGGAGCGACATACACCAACATCACGCCAGCGAACTACGTCAGCGCTGAGACGGGCCTGTATGGCGGCTATGGTGCCGGTGACTTCGGCGAGTTGCTCTACGGGCTAGACTATGCGTCATACGCCATTACAAGCGCCGTGAGATCGACAAACGTCGTAACGATCACGACAGCCGAGGCGCACTCGTATCCCGTAGGCATGAGCGTGTTGATTGCTGGCGTAACCACGTCGACATTTGATGGCACGTTCACCATCGCGTCTGTCCCGACCACGACGACATTTACGTATGCACAGACGGCAGCGGACGCATCGTCATCTGGCGGCACGTCGTCGTTACCGGTCGCAGATCGCAGGCCGCTAAACACGTTCTACGGAACGAATTTTACGTGGACGATGGATAACTGGGGTGAAGACTTACTCAGCGTCGCGTCGTCTGACGGTCGCCTGCTGCACTGGGAGTACGGCAATGGTGCCGCTCAAGTCGTTGGCTTCAGCACCATCACGACAGCCGTGTCTGCGACGAACGTTACAACGATTACGACAGCCCAAGAGCACGACTTCCGCGTCGGCGATACAATCGTAATCGCAGGAGTTGCTGATACGCGATTTAACGGGACGTTTACTATCACGACCGTACCGACGGCATCGACATTCACATACTCAAACCCAATGCCAAATGCGTCATCTTCTGGCGGAACGGCAACTCACCCGATGGTCCCGATAAACAACCGCGGCGTGTTTGTTACGCCGGAGCGCTACGCCTCACTCTTCGGCTGCGGTGGTGAACCACGTCGCGTCGGTTGGTCAAACCAAGAGGATTACACGGAGTGGAACTTCGCGTCTGCTACTACGACAGCCGGGTTCTACGACCTCGACACGCAGTCCGAAATAATCATGGCCGTCCCAGTGCGCGAGGGTACGCTCATCTTTACGGAGACCGAGGCGTGGCTGATGAAGTATGTCGGCCTGCCGTATATCTACGGCTTTGAGCGGATCGGCTTCGGCTGCGGGTTGATCGCGCCTAGGTCGTTCGCGACCTTCGCCGGTCGGTGCATCTGGCTATCGAAAAACGGCTTCTGGATTTACGACGGCGGCTACGTCAAGCCTCTCCCGTCTGACGTCGGCGAGTATGTGTTGCAGAATATCGACCCAGCTACGGGGCTTCTCTACACGAACGGATCGGACAATGGCACGTTCAACGAGGTGTGGTTCTGGTATCCGTCTGTCGGCTCCGCTGTGCCTGACCAATACGTCTGCTACAACTATATGGAGGGCTGGTGGGCGCTTGGCGAGATGACGCGGACGGCTGCGGCACCGTCTGGCGTGTTCTCTCACCCAATGGCGTCGGACGAGAGCAAATACCTGTACTACCATGAGGACGGTTGGACCGCTGCCGGTGTACCTCTGATCGGCTATCGCTACGCCGAGACGGGTTCGCTGAACTTGGCGAATGGCGAGACGCTGATGACGGTGAAGCAGGCGATAACGGATTCCGGCTACGGCTACGCATCGACCGAGCTGACGTTTTACGCCTCCACGACGCCTGAAGCCGCAGAGACTACGGCTGGCCCGTACACGCCACGATCGAGCGGCTACACGGACATCCGCGTCACTGGAAGAGAGATACGATATCGGGTAGAAGCTACCGAGGACGCACCGTGGTCTGTCGGCGACATCCGCCTAGACCTGACGCCAAGAGGCAGACGATGAAGTTTAACATTCCCACGCCACCGGACAATTACAACGCCTCCAATATGGCTTCAGCGTTCGAGAGCATCAAGCAGGCCATGGGCGAGGCCATCTCGCCTACGCAGGCAGTTGGTGGTATCATGCTGCAGTCACCGGATGGCTCGGTTTACCGGATCACAGTGAGCAACGCCGGGGTGCTGACGTCAACGGCGGTGCCGCTTGGAATTAGGTGAAGACAAGATACTCGCGCTTATGGAGCGCGGCCTAGCTAGAAGCGGATCGACGCACGATCTGGATGACGTGATCCAGTGTCTGCGTGAGGGGACGATGCAGGCGATCTGGAACGACGGTGCCGTCATCGTCACCCAGATTGGTCAATACCCACGGGGGCGCGTCATCGACGTGTTCATGTGTGCCGGTAACCTCGACAGCGTCATGGCTCTGCGGCCTGAGCTGCTCGATCTGGCAAAGAGACACGGATGCGACTACGGTCGGGCGTACGTGAGACACGGATTGGTTAAGCCGCTTCAGGCGGCGGGTTGGAAGACGGTGCAGACCGTTATGACGTTTGAGATGGAGTAAGAGACATGGGTGGTGGCAGTCCGCAAGTGACGACGTCGAGGCAGGAACTCCCGAAGTGGCTGGAGCAGCCGACGCGGGAGAACATCGCAATCGCGGACGCAATCGCCAAGCGACCGTTCGAGCAGTACGGTGGCCAGACCACTGCCGGTCTGTCGCCAGACCAGATCGCGTCGTACAACATGACACGCCAGAACGTCGGAGCGTACCAGCCAGCGTATGGCGCAGCTGTCGGTACTACGGCTTCCGTCGCGGGATACCAACCCGGCACGTTCACGGGAGGCGATATCGGGGCGTACATGAACCCGTACCTCCAGAACGTCGAGGCCAACGCTTTGGGCGGCCTAGAAGCGCAGCGGCTCAGGGCGCAGCAAGGCATCGCCCAGAGCGCTCGCACAGCCGGAGCGTTTGGCGGATCGCGTCAGGGTATTGCTGAAGCACTGTCGAACGTCGAGACTGCGCGGCAGGCAGGCGATCTCAGCGCAAAGATACGCTCTCAGGGTTACGACACGGCGGCAAACTTGATGCAGTCCGACATGAACCGCGCACTCCAAGGGCAGCAGCTTCGGCTTCAGGCTGGCGGTCAGTTGTCCGACATTGCCGGTGCCGGTCAACGCGCACTCTACGCGGACGCGGCGGCTTTGGAGAACATCGGCAAGTCGCAGCAGGCGCAGCAGCAGGCGCTTCTCAATGACGCATACCAGAGATACCAAGCCGAGCGGAATTACCCGATTGATATGCTCAATCTCCGCATCGGTGCCACGTCTGCCGTGCCGGGTGTCGGGACGACGACGCAGTCAACGTCTGGCGGTGGTAATTCGTTGTTCTCGTTCCTCGGTGGGCTTGGTTCAGCCGGGTCTGGTCTGGCGAGCTTGATGCCGCTATTCAGCGCGTCCGATGAGGGCATGAAGACCGACATCACCAAGATGGGCAAGGACAAGGAGACGGGCCTCGACCTGTACGCGTACCGATATAAGGGCGATCCGAAGTCCTACCCGAAGGTCGTCGGTCCTATGGCGCAGGACATCGAGAAGAAATTTCCCGATCAGGTAAAAGACATCGGCGGTCGCAAGGCCGTCAACCTCGGGTTCGGGCCAATGCGCCGTGCGTTTGCGGCATAAGGAGAGCGAAATGAGCATACTCAGCGACATTGGTTCAATGTTTAGTGGTGGCGGATACCAAAACCAAGGCCGTGGCTCTGGTGTTGTGGATCGTTACCCTAGCTATGGCGCTGGTGGCGTCTACAACACATATGGCCCGAGCGGGAACATGAGCCGAGCCGATTACCAGTCGCAGTACGGAGGTCGTGATCGCGCACCCGTAGATCGCTCAGACGGATCGCGTGATGGTCAGGGTGGCGGTCAAGCCAAGCCAAAGACCATCGACGAGCTGATGGCTGAGTTTGACGTGTCGCAGTACGTTCCGACCGCACCGGCGACAAGCTATATGCCATTCTACAACGCAATCCCGCTGGACTACGCCAACACCGCGGGGCCGCAGTCACCGGCGCTCGGGATGGATTACGGCAATATGGTGCAGCAGTCGCTCCTCGCGGCACCGCAGCCGTCTATGCCTTCAGGTATCCTCGGCCCGTCAATGCAGTCGCAGACGCCTCTCACGGCACCGATCAGCTATGAGGACTTCCTGCGCTACTACCGGAGTGGTGTCTGATGGACCCAAAGCTCCAAGCGATCCTCGACCAGATTTT